TAAAAATAAATAATTATCCGATTTATAAAGATTTGGAGCCATTTAAGGAATATAAATTTGAATTAATATTAGATATACACGAGAATATATTAAATTTATTGGGAATAATTATTTCAATAATTAATAATAAGGAAAATGAATTATCTATTCATAAGGTAAAGCAAAATATCGGGTTGAATATTGATAATTTTATAACGACGTTTAATTTTAATATAAATGTTATGAAAGAAAAAATTATAATGTTTATTACTTACGTTGAATTTTTCCATAAAATGCATACAAAGTATTTAAAACGGTTTAGTAATAAAATACATCTGATTTATACTCATATAAATAATGATATTAAATTTGATGATACAGTTGAAGTAAGTAAAAATAAGAAAAGGGAGCTAATAGATGAGTTAGTTAGAAATGATATTGATAGTGAATTATTAAAAGATATTAAACGATCAATAGGTTCTGAAACAAATAGCGAAAATAGCAGTGAAGAGTCAATAGAACAAATAGAGAAGAAAAATTATAAAAATTTGTTTAAAAAAAATGTCCATAAAGTTACAAATATTTTACAATTATATAAACCAAAGAAAGAGACTTTACCAGTTGAACCTCATATTTCAAATGATGAATTAGATACAATATTTTCAGGTATTAATAAATCATGTGATTCTATTATTGATAATAATGAAAATGTGGGATTAAGTATTGAAAATTTAGATATAAAGGATACTAATAAAGAGGAGGTTTTAAGTATTAATTCAGAAATTAATGATCAATTAATTTTTAAATCGAATAACAGTGATGAAACTGTTATATTTGAAGATAATCTGCTGAGATTAGAAACAACTTGCGATGGAGAAGCCCTTAAAGAAAGAGTTCTTTAAGTTGCAGTAATTTTTATCTTACTTTGGAGCCAAATATAATATTAAAACAACTTAAAGAGATTTTGTTAGTATAATATGTGGGAGCACGTATAAATTAAATAGTTTCAGACAGCAAAATAATTGGTTCGATTCCTTTAAAGTTCTGGCGAACACATATCTTGATATATGTATTAAATGAAACTAGTAATATGCACCCAATTAACTCAGTTGGTAGAGTGACGGCCTTTTAAGCCGTTGGTCGAGGGTTCAAGCCCCTCATTGGGTAAACTATTTTTATTATTTAAATACTTATGGATTATTAAGTATTTAAAGATAAGTATTTTAATAATTGTATAAATGTATAAATTATTTTCTTGGCTTTCTATTTTTACGAGTTTTTCCCCCTTTTTTAACTGGAATGTCTTCTTGTCTCATTAATTTCTTTTCTCTTTGTTGTAATCCATGCTCTCTTCTATAAGGAGAATTACTATGAAGGTGAGTATAAATTTCTAGTTCATCAATAAAATCGTCATAATCATTATTTTCTTTACCTTCCAACACATCTTCTTGCACTTCTAATAAAAGAGAATAATATTCCATTAACCATTGTCTAAAATCTATTAAACCCATTCTAGATATATCATATAAAACATAATTATAACCTCTCAAATAACCTTTCAGGATTTCAACATCTTGTTGTAATTTTTCTATTTTTAAATCATTTATTTCTTTTTGTTGCGTTCCTAAATTACTAACATCGTTTTTTCTATGATCATCTAGTTCATTTAATTGGTGCAGAGTTATTAAAACGAATAATTCTTTTATATTCGTCTAAGTTTATATGTTTAAAATTTTGGTGTACTTCTTTATCAGCCATTGCTATATATTATAAAAATAAAATATGTTATTCATCTAACTTGATAATATTTAAATAACATTACACTGAACTTTGCATTTGGATTTCCTGACAACGCAGTCCAATCAATCTTATCTAAGTTTTGCTCTAATAAATGTATTGCATTTGAATTTCCCGATAAATAACACCAATCAACATTTGGATTAACAATATATGTTAGTTTAACCATGGTTCTAAACTAACATATTAAAAAATGTTTAAATGAATTTTAAATAACATTACACTGAACTAACGCATTTATATTCTAATTATGATAATAAATGAAGTGCTTTTGAATTACTTGATAAACTCTCCCAATCAATTTTATCTAGGTTTTGTTCTAACAAATGTATTGCATTTGGATTTTGTGATAAACAATGCCAACCAAATTTATCTAATTTATCTAAGTTTTTTTCTAAAATATGTGTTGCATTTGGATTTTGTGATAAACAATACCAAGTAACTTTATCTAAGTTTTGTTCCAATAAATGAATTGCATTTGGATTGAATGATAACCAAAACCACGCAACTTTATCCAAGTTTTTTTCTAATAAATGCATTGCATTTGAATTTCCTGACAACGCACTCCAATCAATCTTATCTAAGTTTTGTTCTAAAATATGTATAGCATTTGGATTGCATGATAAATTATACCAATCAACTTTATCTAGGTTTTGTTCTAATATATGAATTGCATTTGGATTACCTGATAACATTGTCCAATTAATTTTATCTAAATTATTTTCTAACAAATGTATTGCATTTGGGTTTAATGATAACATATCCCAACAAATCTTATCTACGTTTTGTTCTAATAAATGTATTGCATTTGGATTTTCTGATAAACGAAACCAACTAACCTTATCTAAGTTTTGTTCTAAAATAGGAATTGCATTTGGGTTACTTGATAAATTTTGCCAATTAACTTTTTGATTAACCATGGTTCTAAACTAACATATTAAAAATTCTTTAAATAATTTTTTAAATAACATTACACTGAACTAACAAATCTTGATATTCATCAAATTCCAGACCCATTCTGGAAGCACATTTTTGAATCCAGTTAGGATGGCACACAAAAGCAACTAAATCTTGAACGAAGCACTGATTATCCAAACGCATTTGCGCATAATTTAACTTTGCTAATAAATGTATTGCTTTTGAATTTATTGATAACCAACACCAATCAACTTTATCTACGTTTTGTTCTAAAATATGTATTGCTTCGCGATTACATGATAACATTTCCCAATCAACTTTATTTATATTTTGTTCTAATAAATGTATTGCATTGGGATTTTTTGATAAATTATGCCAATTAACTTTATCTAAATTTTGTTCTAATAAATGTATTGCACTTGGATTTAATGATAAATAATCCCAATCAACTTTATTTATATTTTGTTCTAATAAATGTATTGCTTTGGGATTAGATGATAACCACTTCCAATAAACTTCATCTAAGTTTTGTTCTAACAAATGGATTGCTTCGGGATTTCTTGATAACTGTTTCCAATTAATTTTATTTGGATTTTGTTCTAACAAATGGATTGCACTTGGGTTTGATGATAACTGGTTCCAATCAATTTTATTTGGATTTTGTTCTAATAAATGTATTGCACTTGGATTTTCTAATAACCAATCCCAATTAATATTATCTAAGTTTTTTTCTAAAATATGGATTGCATTTGGATTTAATGATAAGAAGTCCCAATCAATATTATCAAAATTTTGTTCTAACAAAGGTATTGCACTGGAATTTTTTGATAAATAAAACCAATTAACATTTGGATTAACAATATATGTTAGTTTAACCATGGTTCTAAACTAACATATTAAGAAATGTTTAAATGAGTTATAAAAAGTATTATGCATTGTCTGTCTTATTATGTTTTATTTTTTTAGCAGGTGGAATATCTAATTCAATATTGTTTGAAATATGTTTAGCAGTAAGTTCAGCATCTATTTCTTTTTTTCTTTGACAAAATCGGAGATGTTGTAGCATAGATTTTGGAATGTATTTTTCACAATATTTGCAAATGTTATCTCCTTGTTTGGCTGAAGTGGCGTAATGTTTAGATAACAATTGTTCTAAACGTGGCATTTTAAGTTCATCAATGGAAGTATTTATTCTTTCAGTAAAATCTTTTACAAGTTTTAACATGGAATGTTTTTGTTGAGTATAAGCGTTAAATTCTCTATTAATTTCTTCTAATGTGGAAGCGTCAATGGAAAAGTTATTATTATCAATATTAATTTCGTCATATTTCATTTTAAATTGTTCTACAATTTCAATGGCAGTTTTAATTTTATCTGAATCAAAGTTGACGTTATGAACGTATAATAAAATATTTCCGTTGTTAATTTGAAGTTCAAAGTTTTCTTTATTAGCAATTCCTTTATTTTGAGCAAACATAATTCCGCAACATTTTTGTATTTCGCAGTCTCTGATAAATTTGTCAATATCTTGTTTAGGTACATTGCAAGTGTCGTGATCTTTATTTTCAATAAGGATTTTAGGTTTGTTAGTTCGGTTAAGAATAATATCTCCAGTTTCTTTCTGTTCATTGCCGACATAATCAATTTGAGCACAAGGGAAAAGGGATAATAAAATATTATAAACAACATTTTCGGAAACATTGCCCTTTCCGGAACCTTTTTCAAATTTCTTTAACATATCTGTTACGCTGGATTGGAGTTTAGAGTTAGAATTATTATAACTGTCAAACATTTTTTGTATGTTATCAATTTTGTGAGAGTTAGTTGATAATTTATTTTCAAGTCTGGATTCAGTGGTGGTGATAATTGTTGTTAGTGTGTTTAGAGTTTGTGTCATGGATAAATTGGAGTTGTGAATAAAGTCTTCAATTGCTTTGTTGTTTATGGAAGATGATAATAATTTGTTAGTTTCATTGATTAATTGAGATTGTAGAAGTTTAAAGTTGTTATCAATATCTTTTGATATGTTGGATTGATTTTTGGGAAATAATTCGTTGATGATTAATGCAGTTTTATCAATAAGTGTGTTGTTAGTTTCTCTGATTAGAGGGGAAATATGTTCAACATTGTTTGACATTAATATAAGTTTGACATCATTAATGTAATCTTTTCTGTATCCGTCAAGTTTGAGAAAGCAGTCATTAAATTCGTTTTGTTGTTTAATAATGGATTGTTCAATGTTAGTAATTTTTGTTAGTATAGTGGAAGCAATGTTAGCATTATAAGAGTTGTCAGTGGATGTATATATTTGTTGCAGGATATTGTAGAATAGTAAATTGATTTGTTCAAAGTCGATGGAATGTTTTTGATAAAATTCAAAAACTTCTTTGTTAGTAAATGATAAGCAGTAATCGGTCATTATAATATAATTATAAATTGCTTTTAAGTTGTTTGCTAAAATAGATATTAAAATTGGGGTCAATTGGGTTTCCAAGTGATGCTTGGGTTCCTATTTGTGTCCCAATTAGGAAGCTATTTGTTAGTTGGGTTCCTATTTGTGTCCTATTTAGGAAGCTATTTTGGAAATAGGAACCTAATTGTGACCCAAATAGGAAGCTATTTTTTGTGACGAGAAATGGTCTCAGGAAAAAAATCACAGAAAAATTTTGTGACGATGTTTTTGCAACCGATTTCTGAGATTTTTTTTTCCTTTAGGAATTTTTTTTCTGAATTGGTTTTTTTG